CTCACGACGCAAAGATGTTTAAGCAAAGCCCTGGATCGGAGAGGTGCCGGAGTGGTCGAACGGGGCGGTCTCGAAAACCGCTGACCCTTTACGGGGTCCCAGGGTTCGAATCCCTGTCTCTCCGCCACAAAAACATGTAAGTTATTGTTTCTAAAGTAGAAAATTACACTCTTAATTTCTCGCGCCGCAACCTACCTGCCATTAAATATACGCATCGTTTTAGTCACTTCGATTGTTTGCTTATTTTTTTGTCTATGCGGGCAATATGCTTGTCCCAATCGTCTGACCAGCCTTGCGACTTTGCTTGCACACACAAGGCTCGCGCCGAAGCAAGGTTTCCGCGCTTTTCTTCGATGATACGCAATTGACGGTAGCCAGCGTGAGCCGGGATCGCGCCCAAAGCATCAAGATCGAATGCTTTCACAGCTTTGGGGGCGAGTTCGATCTGCCGTTCGTAGCTTTCCACTGCTTCTCTTAAGGCAAGACTATCTAACTCCCTCCAACGATAGAAAAAATTGCCACGCTGATGCCAGTAAAAGTGTAAATCAAGAATTCGTGCATCGTCACGAATGAGACTGTCTGCCCGCTCCGTCAACTTATAGCCAAATTCTCGCAGCTCTTCTTTCTTTAAGTGACCGATCAAAGCACTAAGCTGAAATGGACTATCTGAGAGAACAAGAGCTTCTGCTGTGCCACCACCAAGCGGTTTATAGGCTTCTTCAATCTGCGCGCGCTCATCCGGCGCAAACTCCTTATGCCACCAGTGACCGTTATTTCTATCTGATTCTGAACGTCCTCTGAGAGCCACTGCATAATCTCCGACTAGCCACGATGTGTAATTTTGTAGAACGATAGCGATCCGACACTGCTAGAGCAATCCCACTTCAGTCTTTCCAATCCACCAGCTTCAACGCCTCCGATGGATCGACACCGGCGTCCTTGGCCAGCGCCATCGTCTGCACAATCGCGCCCAAGGCCCGCGCACGGCCCCCAGCGTCAAACGCCTGCAATGGCCGCATTACGTCCAGCGTCACGGGCTGGCCCAGCTTCTCGCTGGCCTCTTGCCCGATCATCGCGGCAATCGGCATAAGCGCCCATTGTGCGAGGTGGCGTTGCGCTTCCCGAACCATCGGCCCGGTGACGCTGATATTGCTCAGACCGGGCAAAACACCGAACACCATCTCGATACTGGACCGCGATGCCGCCAAGGTTTCTTTCGTCATGGCTCTGGACAGATCGGGCGACACGTCGCTTGGCTTCAAATCAGTTTGAGGTGCAGGCCCACCCGCCGCCGTGACGTTGACGGACTCGCGCACCAGCACCTTGCCCCGGAACCCACGGAACCCACGGGCCAGATCGCTCATGTCCTGATCGGGTGCCTCAGGGAACGGAATGACAGACGATCCAAGCGGCGCGTTGGCATAGACTTCCGCCAGCGCAGATTCCATCGTCTGCAACAGGCCAGCCGTCAACCGCGCCCGCCGCAAGGGGGATTGCCCAACGTAGGGCATACCCATGTCGCAGCCGATCCGCAGATGCAGCACCTCAGCCGCCAGCACCGTTTGCGTGGTGCCGCCGCCGGTGTCGGGAATGCCGACGCGGTAGGCGACAGGCTTGCTAAACCGTGTCGTCAAATCCCAATCGGAACAGGGCAACAGGCCGGTGTCGCTGATCACGAATACCGCCTCGCCACGCATGGCCAAGGCGCGGGCCGCAAGGGCCAGGACGCGCGGTGTCAGCATGTCGGTGCCGTCCACGTCCGCAAGGCTCAGGCCGCCCTCCCAGAGGCTCACACACCCCTGCACCGTGCCCGTCAGTTCGGCCACGCCGTCCACGCCGCTGATATAATCAGCCCGCGCCTGCATAATTTGGCCGGTGTATCCGGTGCCGCTGGACCGGTGTTCAATGGCAGGTTCTTTTCGCTTAAATGGCCACATCACTGCGCCCTCCTGTAATTGCGCAGCAGATCGCCCGCGCCTGAATTTTGCATTGCCTTGGCCACCCACGCCGGGTTGCGGTCCATCGCTTCCTTGATCGGGCCGATTTCGACGGACGTGCGGGACGCGCCAGCCGTGCCCGGATCATCGGCCAGATATTCGGCCAGCCGCCGGAACGCCTCAGAGACGGGCGCAGGCACACCACCCGCGCCAACCTGCGCCGTGATCCGATAGGTGCCGTCACGCGGCAGACAGATGCCCAGAGGCCCGTCCAGCAGCGTCAGGGCCTCCCACGCCGCCCCGTCCCAGACATGCGCCACACGCGACACCACAGGCGTCAGGCGCGGGTGGAATTGATCGCCACCACCGCCCGTCAACGTCCACACCACTTCCCGCACGGTCCATCGGTGAGAGGTGTAGCCTTCAATTCGTGCCCAGAGCATCGCAGCATCAAGCGCCGCCGCCGCCGTAGACAGGCCCGCCGGTGCCGTTGGATAGTCAGCCGGGACCGCCTCAAATTGTTTGATCAGATCAATCATGTCACGCCCTCCAACGGCTTAAGGTGCGGTGCAGGCCATCGGTGTTATCCAACTTGGGACACACGCCCCAATTCCGCGCCTCGATTTCCGTCTCCGAATAGGCGGGACGGGACACCAGAGAGAGTTCAAACAAGATCGCCTCGAAGATTGTGCGGATCATTGCGCGGCCTTCGCTTGGGTCTTCCTCCGTCACTTCCTCAGCGTTCGGGACCGTCTGTTGCGGCGGAATGCGGAACCCCGGCGATATACCCACGATCAACCCCGCCGAGAGGGACGCCAGCACGTCAGACACATAACTGACCTGCATCATCTCAGCCGCAATCGTCGCGTTGAACACCAGCGCCTCAGGCGTGTCATCCAGCAGCAACGTGCCCGCGCCCCGGCTGGCAAGGGGGCGGTCGAAGCTATGGCCCACCAGCAGATGAACCTCTTGGTCCGTCTCGACGGAATGCCGGAACGCCCCCGGTGCAAATTGTTCCTTGCGCGGTCGGCCCGTGCGGCCCCCATCACTGAGGACCGCGCGGCTGTTATAGGGAAACCGGCCTTGCAGGCGAGCCGATCCGTCCGGTTTGCGGCGCAGTTCAAGCCCGCCGTGGGCAAAGCCGGTCAACATCACTGGATGCCCGTCAGGACGCGGGTCTGCACCGCGCGGCTGATTGTGGTGTCCATCGTGCTCAGAGCCGTCAGGCGCAGGCCACCGGATTGCGCATCGGCATACGGGTCGCGGATCAGATCGACCGCCCCCCACAGGCCCACGAACACCGGCGCAACACCGCCCGCAGACGTTGTTAGCAACGCTTTGCTTTCCAGCGGCGTTCCGGCGGGTGCAGGCAAGGCGTTGTGCGACATGACAACAGTGCTGATGTATTTCGTCAGCCGCTCCCACTCGGTCACTGCCGTGCCGCTGATGAACGCGCCGTCCATCGCGTCCCATACCTCAGGCCGGATCAGCAGGCGCACCGCGCCGGGACCAGTTGCCGCATTGGCTGTCATGAACGCCACAACCTCCGAACGGATAGCCGCCCAGGACGCCGCCGCGCTCAGATCAGTCTCAGCAATGCCCCACGCCGTCGCGCCGGTGAAGACGCCGGTAGGCTCGCCACTGGATCCCGAACCGTTGAAGATTGCACGATCCATCTCTTGTTGCATCGCGCCCGCCATGTCGCGGCGGATTGCCTGCTCAAGGGCCGCACCGGACTGCAACAGCGTCTTGCGGCTGATGCGCATCTGGATGCCAAGCGTGTGATCCGGCTTCAATGGGCGGTCCAGCGTCGTGTAGGCAGACGGCCCCGGCACGTTGCCGAGTTCGGTTGCCTGCCAACCCGCAGAGATTGCCGAGGTTGTTACAGGGGTTTCCTGCCCGCCGGTGCCGATATTGATCATCTGGACGCCCATCTGCGCCGCGACAGACGCCGGGAACAAACGCTCGATCAGTGGACGGGTGACAATCGGATCAGGGGTGCCACTGGCAATGGTTTCGCCCGCCCGCGTTTCAAGCGCCGCGTAGGGCACAGGAATGCCGCGATAGCCGCCCTGCGACCGCAGTTCGGTGACGATCTCTGCCGTCTGGCCAGACAGGGCACGGCCTTCGTCCAGAGACAGCGCGACTTGGCGCATCTCGAAACCGGACATGATCGCATTCCATTCGTTTTCGGAACGGGTTTCGAGTTCGGCCCCGGCTTCCCGGCGTTCGGTATCTTCAGACACCAGTGCCGCCCGGAACCGGGTTTCGTTGGTGCGATATTCTGCATCCAGCGTTTCCATGGACCGGGTTTCGTCCGTTGTGGGGGCGTCCTTGCCCACAAGGCCAGCGAGTTGCTGACGGATTTCCGACTGACGCCGGGTGATTTTCAGTGAATCAAGCATGGTAATTTTCCTTTTGCTCGGTAGGGTTTCGCTGCATATCTCGCAGCAGATCGCGCCATTGCTGGCGTTTTGGGGTTAAAGGCGTATGCCCAACCTCAATTCGGGTTTTGCGGGCATGGCAGGCACCGCAAAGCATCTGTAAATTAGACAGGGTGTAAGACAGTTCAGGGTGTGTCTTGACCGGCAGGATATGGTCACATTCCAGCCGCCGCCGCTCACCACACTGGACGCATTGCCAGTTGTCACGGTCCAGCGCCTGCATCCGCAGGGCCTTCCAACGCGGGCCGCGCGTCACCTTGGCGCTATGCCGCTTGTATTCGTTGCGCAGCTTGCTCATCGCCGCACCTGCAATTCGTAGCAAATCACAACGCCATCCGGCCCCAGGACGCCGACGCGGTGGATGCCATAGTTGACCCCGCCGATTGTCAGCGTGTCGGACGTGTTCGGGGCAACACCCGCCGTCATGAACACCCGCAGGTCATCGCCCGCGATGTTCAGACCGGCAATTTCCTCAATCGTGTAATTCGTCACCGCGACTGTCACGGAATGATTAACCGGCACACCGGGAACAGGTGCCCATGGCGGGCCGGATGGTGCGCCCGGTTTTGTAAGTGTTGCCGCCTGCCCGAACCGGGCAATCAGCCGCGTGGCCGTTGAAGTCATCCCCATGCGATGCGCCCTCCTTTATGTTGTGGCCTGCCCATGATCCGCGCGCCCTCAGCAACCGCCAGGACAGCGGCACAAGCGGCGTCGATACGGCCCATCGACCGGCCCTTGACGATTTTGGAATTGCCCGCAGGATCAATGAACACCGCCGCCTCACCTATGGCGTGACGCAACAGCAGACTTTCGGAAACGTGCAGGTTGCCGTCGAATATGAAGCGGCGGAAACGCTCCACGTCTTCGCTGCCGTCTTTGAACCCCATGCCGCGCCATATCACCGGGGCGCGGTTGCCGATCTCTGCCAGCGCGTCACCGATCTCGGATTGCTTGAACCGGTCACAGACAATCGCCGCGACCGTCTCGCCCTCAACGTGACCGACAACCCGGCGCAGCCATTGCGCCAGCGGGACGGTTTTCTGCCCCATCAACGCCAGCTCGCCGCGCTTGTGCATCTGGGTGTAAAGATCACCGACAGCATCGCCCTGCCCACGCGCCTCAAGCGTCGGGACCGTGCCGAACGCGCCCCACGCTTCCAGCCGCCCCGTGTCTGGCCAGAGATAGGCCACGGCGCTCATGGATGCCGACTGGCCCTGATCCAGC